CCCACCTTATAATCTAAGAGATACCTCCTAAGTAATCCGTCAGAGGTTTCAGCGGCTATAGAGTTAACCTCAGACCTAGTCATACCTGTCATAACTTGGAAGTACTCTACTCCCGCCTTATATTTATAACTTGTAGTTGCACCAGTATTTACTATAGTGACTCCCTGTGCAGTACTTGCGACACCATTAGGTTTCAAATATTTTATATCTATAGTAGTGTAACCATTTTCATTATAATTTATGGAATTACCCGTAAGACCATTATTATTAAACTGATTACCGCTAGGGTAACGATTAACGTTAGGGTCTGAAATGGTAGACGGATTATTAAAGGTAAATAACTGTCCTGGTATTACTACACTACCTGGGTCCAATACCATAATAAAACAACTGTCTGTCCATGGCGTAGATGCGTTATATCCAAAGTGGTCGTTTACTGTCTTAACAAGCATTCTGTTAGTTGTTGATGGAGATTGGTTTTGGTTACCGTTATCTCCGAAGTACATATGTCTTCGGTTCATAAGATTTAAAGCTTGAGCCCATGTTGGGTTAGGTGAAAATCTCCATCTAGTTTTGCTTTGTTCGTCACCTAATTCCGGCCCATTTTCATATATAGGATATACAGGTGATTTATACCATTCGGGTTGGTCCCTTGTTCCATCTTTATCAGTTTCTAGTTTTATTTGGTTTTTATAAAATCCAGGACCACTGTTACTGTCATATCCACTACTTAAAAATCTACCAGTCCATGGAGACATAATGGTTGGTGTAGATGTTCCGTCAACACTCACATTACACGCGTTTACCTGATAAGACTCACTCCAAGTAATATCCGCAATTGGTCCAAATGTTAACTCATCCGCTAAGTCAGTTAAATCTTGGCTATCTTCTTCTGAAACACTATCAGAACTACAATTACAAGTCTCACAATCAGGATAACTAATCATAGGTAGTGAAATGTTTTTAAATGGATTTTCTTTAGGTAGTGGTTCGATTAAGGCACTTTTACAATCTTCCCTACTTAGTCTCCTTGAGAAAATGGATATGATAACACACATCACATATATAATTCCATTTATAATTGCTATTATAATATTTAGTATGGCCCTTACTATCGGATATAAAACAGCCAAAACATGCATTAAAATTATTAACGAAATAAATGAAGGAACTAAAATAGTGATAAGAAAATTAAATAAAAGTATAAAAAAGTTACCGTTTCTTTGTGCGTCATTTATGGGTGGTTTATTAATTTCTGACTGACACGTTTTATCGTTAATCTCTTTTATCCCAAGATGTTTTATTCTATTAAACCCCCATTTAAATCTGTCAATATGAGACGCAACTGTATAAACTTTATTAAAATTAAACTCATAAAAACTATCATCACAATTAATAGCCGCGTTCTTATCGTAGTAATCATCCCAATTCAAAGAAAATGAATACGATTTATTCCATGTCTCTTCATCAGGTCTATCGTTAACGGTCGTTCCTGTCCATCCATGTTCTTTTATGTTGGGAATTAAGTAGTTCGCTCTTATTATTTCCCCGTCTAATCCCGACTCATTTTGCCATTTTATTTTAAATCTACTTTTACTTTTAGTAGGGATTCCGATAGATGGGTCTATTGATATAATTTGTTCCCCGAATTCATTAGTTATTACATAGTCTAAATTCATCGGAAGGTCAATTAACCACGTACCGTTATCGTCAATTATATTACCACCTTCTTCAAAAATAAATTGTTCTAAAATAGGATTACCTGAAAAATCGACATCCGTTGTTTGTCTTATACATAGTATTTGACCCGGACCTGTAGATAAATCACATAATTTACCTGTATCATTTTTAGGTTTACAATTCCCTTTTAAATAATCGTCATCAGTACTACTAAATATGGAGCCCATAAAAACTGCCTGTGGTTGTATTTCAATACCTAAATCTCTTAAATCGAAATCACTTCTAGTAATCCCAACATCACATAAATCATTTTCACCCCAAAATGGTGTGACATCCACTTCTTGTACGCTATTGACTATTTGTGGTAAACTTTTTAAATCTTGTGAAGCTTTAAATTGTTGTCCATTAAACTGTGTCGGAACTCCCATCCCCATCCTTATTAAGTCAGAGGGTCGTAATGAGAATTGACCTATATTAGATAGGTCTAAGTCCATAACTAACTTTTGTTGACCCAATGGTACCCCGACTATCATAAAGTCTCCTGAGTTGTTTGTTTTTACTGTGTACTTGTAATATTTCTCGTAAACGTGTAAAACTTCTTTTCGAGTTAAAACATCTTCTCGGTCAGGAAAAGTACCCGTAGGTGTATGACCTCCATACTCTTTTACGTATGGTAAAAGATTATATCTATACCCATCTTCATTTTTTGTCTGTATATTTTTATAAGGGTAAAGAGTAGATATAATATTATCATTTTGGTCAATATCATCTAATGGTACAAATATAGAAATATTTACATTAGGTACTCCAAATCCACCATTAGCAATCACTCGTCCAGTTACAACTCCATAATCCGCACAAAATCTTTCATATAAATCTTCTTGTCGTAATTTTAACGATAAGATTTCCAAAAAATCAAAATCTTGCTCTATATTAAGACGTACTTCCCTGTCGACCCCAACTTTTGTTCTAAACCTATATGACTTTGACATAAAATTACTTTTAAAATAAATAGTTATTTATACTAATTTTAAAACTATTTAAATAAAAGTATATGGAAGAAAATTATGAGAAATCTACGTTCTTCAATTGTTTTATTCTAACTTTGATATCTTTTTCAGGAAACTTTACCTGATATATCTGATTTGGTTGTGCAAAAATAGTATCATCAATTAATTCAATTTGTTTAGTGTTTTTGTCCAAATATCTTTGTGAAGTTTCTGAAGACGAATATTGACCCCCAGTTTTATTAAAAACTTTTAAATCCGCCAATGTACTAACTCCAGGAATATCTTGTATTAATCTCCTTATGTCGGATATATTTATGTTCTTACCTAATAGATTAGTCGATGGTGACATATATGAATTAACACTATCAACTATACTCGTTATTACTTGTCCTTGATTTTCACTAGATTCCATTGACACTGAAAATACAAATTCTAAATCAATTACTTGAGCACTTCTTACTGAAATATAATCATTAATCATCCTGTAATTAGATAAATAATTTGCAATATTTTGTTTTAATGTATTTGATACGTTACTAGTTAACTTACCATTATCATCAAATGATAATATTTCTATTTTAATCTTATTATCCTCTTCCGTTATAGACGCCTTAGCCGGCGCTCCAAACCTACTCGGCATAGTTCTAATTAAAGAATTATAATCATTTACCGTAACGGCCCTTTTTTGTGCCGCAAAATTATAGGTAACCATATTACGCACTTCCTCAGTAGTAGGTAAGTTACCCCCACCTATCGCTGCGGTTACATTATTAGACCTTAAACTTTGAATTACATTCTGATTAATGTTAGGTGATGGTCCGTTAACCGAAAAATTAATGGTTCCGATTTGGTTGATTGTGTTTACCCCGATGTTAGAACCTATCCCACCCCCTATTCTATATTTAACAAATAGTGTAGTATTAGCCTTAACAGTTCTACCTAACCCAATATTGTTTTGATAATTTTCAAGCCTAAGCGGTATTCCTGTTTTTGCAAATTGAGCTAACTGGTCGTCAGCAGTAACTGTAGCGGAACCGAAAGTTAATTTACAATAACCCTCAGGTGTATATTCAGAAATAAATCTACTTTCAGTTTCAATATAACGACCCACTTTTATCCCTGGATTATCTGAAGCCTTTGTGGGGTCTTCGACAAATACTGTATTTTCTGCCAACGCATCTACCTCATACCATCTATCAGGTGCAGTTATAAATTCACCATAAGTAGGTGGGCTTGAGTAAGTAATACCATCTTTCTGAATTAATGATGTTATACTTATAACGTTTTTTTCAGGTAAGAAGAACTCATAAAATGGTTTAACATCATTATTATTAATTACTTTTTTAAATATTTTAGTGGTACCATTAACAACAACCTCTCGTTTAGTTATAGTATAATTAATAATTCGATTATTACTATCAAAATTCGGTATTTTAGTTCTGTTAGGGAATCCACTACTATTATATTGAGTACTAAAGTCGATATCGTCTTGGTTTTCAAATATTTGACCCGCACCTATAAACTGAGAACCTGACCTTATAATACCTAAATACCTACTGTCTTCTTGGTCTCCAAAAGCTGGAACAGTAATAGACACATCTAATAACGCAATAGAAGGTCTATTACCAGGTATTTTTAATCCATATGTTCTAGCGATATTATATATTGAAGATTTTTGTTGAGCGTATTGTAATACAGTTTCTTGTATACTTCTGTCTATATGATAATTTAAGTTGTCTCCAATAGCCGCGTTTAAATCTAAAAATACTGAGAATACGGAAGCGTCATTAAAATTATCAATGAGGTCCGGATAATACTGTCTTGTAAAGTTTATAAGGTCTTGTCTTAAACCTTCAAAATCTCTTTCCGTATATGATATTTTACGATTAGCCATATAATTTAAATATTAATTATTATAAAATCTCTACTTTCAAATGTAGTATCTTTAATAGAATAGTCTATTTTTACTTTCGCAGTAT